CGTTTCTCTTCAGGGAGAATGTCTGAAAGCTGGTAATCTGAAATTGCTTTGTTTGCATCAGTCAGAGCGACTTCGCTTTCGATACGGGTATAAGTAATATCCTGTACGCCGACATTCATCTTAGTGAGAGCGTACTGGGCTTTCATATTCTCAGACTCAGCCTGAGCAGAAATCACATTGAATTTTGATTGAACAATCTGAGCACGGGCAGCGAGAGCTTGAGCCTCTGCAAGCCGACCCTGCATCTGCAGATTGGCATTCTGGTATTGAACCGTATCAGCCTGAAGTGTGAACTGTACTGCACTCGAGAGAGCAGCGACTGTGATGCCTTGATAGACCTCAGCAAACTCACGGCCGGTGATTCGACCAGAGTCAAACTCTTCTCTTAAGTGCGCCTGAAGTGACGTCATGATCTTATCAAAGACGCCGGTACCATCGACTACGCCTTGAGTAAGATTGGTTACATCCAGGGAAGTAGGAGCATCATACAAAATGCCGGATTGTGCCGGCAGGTTGAAATCAGCGCCTGTAATATCATCAGATATGGATGGGAATGTTACACCCGCAATCAGAGCACCGTAGGCGGTGATTGCTTCGGTTGCTGGTTCATTCGGCATGTAACACTCCCGTTATCCTTTAGGCTCCAACAAAGCCTACTGATGCATTTCGAGCTGTTTGCATAGCAGCAAGCTCTTTAAGCTGTTCCTGCGTAAGAGGAGGCAGCTCGTTGATAGTGAATTCGGGAGCCAAGATTGTCTCAACACGCTCAGTCCCGTCCGGGTTCTTCACCGATCGAACACGCTGATAGCGTTTAGCTTTAAGCATGTCGACCAGGATCTTTGGAACGTGGTAGCCGTTTTCAGTGGCTTCACCGAACGGAATGAACTTCCGAACCGTTCCAAGATACTTGTTACCCACAGACAGAATCTCGCCTTTAAGCTCATTCTTGGCTGGGTTGTTATTGTAAATCTGACAACGAATCAGACGCATGCATTCTTTCTGCTGACGCCGACGAATAACCATCTTCTGCACTTCAGGCTTCAGAGCAGCAATCTGGTCCTGAGTCATTGTATGGATTTCTTCTTCCGAAGGCATTCCAGGAGCACGAGATACGTGTGTCTGAGCTCGATGGTTCACAGGCTGCGGAGGAGGCGTCGTCAGTACTGCTGGTTCAGCTACAACCTGAGGAGCTGGTTCCGTATCCTCTTTAGGATTTAGATGCTCATTGATGCGTTGGCGCAGTGTGTCGTTACCGATGTTTGGGCTGTAATCGATACCCAACATATCAGCCTTTTCTCTGAGCATTTTACGCTCATCGAGCGGAGGATTGTCCATACGTGCCTGCAGCTCTTCTTGTGTAAGCTGCGGAACGACTTTTTCCCCGGTGACGGGGTCAATGGTGTGTTCGGGATTCTTCGTTTCGTCAGTCATAATCTCTTCCTGGGATTACTCGGGTTGGTGGTGATCAGGCGAGAGGCAGGCCACCCAAGAAAAAACCTGCCTCTCTAGTGTTACCCTGATCTCCCAAAAAGGGTCACACGTTCAATTAGACCTTAGCCAAGGTCTTAATCAGTGCGAGCCGCTCCGGGCGCAGGATCATTGTTCCATACCACCATTTGATGGAGTGGAAGCCGATCTCGCCGTATGGGTTGGTTCGATCGGCAATATCCTTGCCAGGCTTTTTGTGGATCATTTGCCACTTCACACCACCCTTATTCGACGTTTGGAAGCCGATAGTGGTGAATGACTCGTCGCCAACAACAAGCATCGGATAGATGTTGTAGTTGGTACCGTCGTCACGGAAGCCAGGGTTGGTTCCGACAACTGCGCCGGCACCTTCCCAGTGCTGCATCTCAGGAACAACGATCATGCGGAACTGAGCAACAGAACCAATCTCGCCATTCAGAAGAGTTGTAGCAGCGCCGTACTGATGAGCGTGAATAAACGCTTTATCAGAGAACGGGTCAGTCATGGTCTCGACAGTGTGCTGAAGCTCATTGCCGATATACATGATGCGTCCGCCACGAACGGTGCGCGTATCAATCATACGGGAACCAGTGATAATCTTGGTCTCACGTGGAGTACGGTTGTCATCCAGTGTGAGAGAAAGATTAAACAGGTCAGTATAATCGACGAGTGCTGGGTCAGCTGATTCACCGTTTACGGTAGCATCAGATGTGGCATCGCCTGCAAAGACGATAACACCTGCACCGTTCAGGAGGTCCAGCTGTAGTGCGGCTTCTGAGATTTGGACAGCGCCGTTAACCAGTTCGCGGTTCATATGCATCATCAGCTGAGCATCAGAATCGAAGTCGATCGCTTCCTGAGAGTACTCAGTGAAGAAGCCGAGTTTCGAGATTGTGCCTTCACGGGTGATACGTGTGAAGCCTACGCGGTTAACGCGGCCACCGGTTTCAGAAACCACTGGCAGTTTGGAAGTGATCGTACCGACATCCTTGGAGGAACCATAAAGGTTACCGTCCGCAATTGCAGCACCAGCAGCGTCCAGACCTTGGTCGTTGACGTTGCGGTCATCCAGCAACGGAATGTAGTGATACACTTTGATCCGCTTGCCGTAATGCTTAGGCATATTGGTCGTATCAGCGAGAGGCATAAAATACATCTCGCGGCGAGCATCGATGAGAGCTTTCTTCTGATAGAAGAACTCGTTCATCTGCCCCCCACCGATAGTGGAATCGGTGCCAGGAGGGGCGTTATATAGGTGAGCTGCGTCAGGCATAACTCTTCCCTCTAATCAAGTCGGTCTAGGCAAACCGCTTCTCAAACTCTTCATCGGACATATTCATAATGTCCTCAGTAGGCGCTTTCACCGGAGCCCCTGGTTTGACGGGTGCGACCCCAGAGGGATCCCCACCAGCAGCAGGCTTTGGTTCGGCAGCCTTCTTCTCGATCACTTGAGAAGGAGCAGGCTGTTGACCAGTTTCCTTAAGAGCACCGCCCTCATTGACGGGCTCGGGTTGCTTGAATGCACCGTTTTTGTCCATTTCAACGCCAACCTGGTGGTAGGCTTCGAGGAATGACATACCGGTTAATCCGCCCAATGTCCGTTGCCGTTCAACCTCAGCAGAGATCTGATCATAGACCCCGTTTTGCTTTTGGTCGTTCAGTGCGGAAAGGATCCCAGGATCCCCCTGTAGCATCTGGCGACTCTTAACGTCCCAGGCGTCTGATCTAACATGAGCCAGTAGTTCGTTACCGAGGTCAGATGATCTAACTGACTGTACGGTCTCCGCAAACGTGACTGACTCATCCGATACAGAGTAATCCTTCGGACGATAATCCTTATCGGCTTGCTTGGCTTCATCGTCCGTCTTGATATCGTACGGCTCGATTCCACTTTCGCGAACCAATTTTGCAATTGCATCCTTATTACCATTTTTTAGCTCAATCAAGTAATTGAGGGTATCGGCATCAATACCGTTGGCATCTAAGGTTGCTTTCAGCGCAACCGCGGGACGCGTTTGCTGCTGATATCTCATATGTCCTGCACCCATCTGCATTAAACGAAGAGCTTCGTCAGCATTGCGTACTTGGACTTCTTTGCCATTCGCTTTGAACGGTGCAAATAGCTTGTCGTATACTGCCGCTTTATCGACAGTTACTTCAGGTTTGGGTTCTTCTTTAGGAGCGTCCTCTGCCTTCGCCGGTTCAACTGCTGGGACAGGATCTTGGACCGGTTCTGCCGGCGGATCTTCCTTAACTGGCTCTTCAGCTTTGGGGGCAGGGTCAACTGGTGGCTCCTCCGCTTTCGGCTCCTCGGCAGGAGGATCCTCAGCTTTTGGAGGCTCGTCGTCAACTGGAACGATAGAGGATGGACTATCCAGCTTTTCAAAATCCTCATCAGACATACCAAGGAATTGGTTATCTGCTTCAGGATCTGATTCGGTTATGAGTGACTCAGGCGCATCGGCCCGTGCAGCCGCTTTCGCGGCTGTGGCCTCTGCTGCCTGTTCTTCTTCAGTTTTTTCTAGTGTTTCCTGGGACATTATTCATGCTCCCCACCAAGAATCTCGAAACCAGGCGCACCAGCATATTCGGCACGCAGTTCTTCAAGTGTCTCTTCAGCGTCCGCGATCGCTTCGTTCACACCCATACCGACTTGGGTGATCTTAAAGAAATAGCGCTTGAGAGCGCCGGGACCGGCCATATCGGCCTGAAGATGTTTGCGGAGATCTTCGTTGAGAGAAGGGTCATCCTTTAACAAAAGCATTCGAGCAGCATCTTCGAGGAAGTAGCCTTTTTCGATGATAAGTTTGAAATCTGGATTCTGCTCAAGGCGCTGAAGAGCTTCATACTCTTTTGTAGCGCTCTTAAGATCCTCAATTTCTTTTTCGATCTGGTCAATCTGATCTTGGGTCTCAGACATGTAAAATCCTATTACTTGGGTTTGTAGATTATTATTCGGATTAAGTGTCTTAAACCGATAATTACGTCAAGAGCTTACGCAACAGGCACTGCTTGATTAGAAGCAGAGGAAAGTTGCTTTGTGAGCTCATTAAATCCTACAACCGTTTCTAAGTCGAAAGGTGCCTCGCCTTCTTTAGGAGAGGTGACCAGTCCTTTAGTGATTGCCAAGTCCTGGTTCCCGCGGGCTTGTTCGGATTGTTTCTCCATCTCACGAGCATGCGTAATGCCGGCAGCATCTCGCTCAGTCTCATAATCAATCTGATCAGCTTCAGCTTGAAGCTTCTCAGTCTTGGCCTGAATCTCAGCGATCTTAGCCTGCAGCTCAGCATTCTCGAGTTGAAGTTTAGTTACTTCGAGCTCTTTCGTAGCCTGCTCCACTGGATCAGGTTGTGGTTGGAACTCGAGGATTTGTTGGGCCAGTTCGGGCATCTTACGGAGCTTGGCGATCCGGTACAGAATCATCTGCGTGAATTCAAATGGCATCGTAGCTCCGAGGGTTTGGAGCATGAATGCCAGATCCTGTGCCTTACGTTCGTCAATCTCTGGTGTAGAGATGTCAAGTTTCAGGTCGAACTGGCCCTCCAAGTCGTCTCTGCGTACTGTGACGAACTTGGTATTTGTAACCCGAACAACTTCCTTGTCGGTCAGGTAAACGCGATTCATTGCGATGATCTTCACCGCAATCATTTTCCAGCCTTCAGCAAAGCGACGGAGAATATCCATCTCTCTCTTCGCCGCGGCATCAATTACACCCTTGATTCCTGCAGCCACTTTACCAAAGTTCTCACCTGAGAGGCCGCCTGAAAAGGCTTTTACGCCGGTCAGCGCCTCAGCTTCGTTGTTCTGCATGTTAAGCAGATTAATCGCAGAGGCGGGAATCTCAGGATACTTGTGTTGGATCAGAGCCTGCACCGGATTGGCAGCAGGATTGAACTCATAGTCCTCACCATTCTCGAAGCGTCGACGGTTCGTCACATCGAGCATACCCTTTTGGAAGCCCTGTTGTGAGTTAGCTGAACGACCTAATAGATCGATCATACCTCGCGTAACGGCGCCAGAGATGGCTTGGTTGTCAGACAGCATTTCAGCGTCTGGCTGGCCAAACACTGATTTTTTGATCGGAGAATACTGAACAAATACGAATGGGTGCTTCTTGTCCGGGTAAGGATTCAGCTCGCATCGAATCAGTTGATTGTCGATCCAGGTAGCAACAATGGGTTGTAGCTTACCGGAACCATCGACATCATACATGCCCCAGTATTCATAGGCGACTACGCGCTTCCGGGCTTCGTCGTCGAACTGGAAGTCCTGCGGGGTCTCTGTACCATGCTCGGTGTCTGTGAGGAGTTCAGCACCTTGATAGTTGACTGCTCGGAGGTTCTTGTATCGCTTGTCTCGCATGAGCTCCGCTTTGGAGGTCTCAAATGAGTAAATGAGAAAAGCCGCCTTATCAGGATCGTTGCCACAACTAGGATCAAGATAAACGTTACGATAATCAACGATATCAACTGTGGGGTAGTTGCAGATAATTTTCTCTTGTTCGACCATCTGGGAGCCAACGGCAACAGCCCATGCGGTGACTCCGTTCTGTTCTCCATATCGAATACTTTCTTGGACAGCTTCATCGAGTTGCTCAAACTCGGCAGGATTCTGATCTCGAATCTGTAGAGCCTGAATAAGAAGTTGCTCTTCCTGGGTCCCTTCGAAGACCTGACGGTACTCATAGACAGGTACTTCTACCGTCTCCATCTCAGTCTCGCGCTTCCACCCAGCCCGCAAGATGAGGGTACCTTCATCAACAAATGTCCTTACGGCTTCGCCAATCATACGAACCAGATCCATCTTGGTTCGGAACTGCCAATTGATAAGTATGGCGTTCTGTGCGGCTGCCGGCCCGTCTTCATAGGTTCTAGGATTAACCTGGAAGACATCTTCTGAGCTCAGAAACGGCTCAGATAATGCTGAGTATCTCCACTCAGCCTGACGGCGAACTAATTTAGGACGTACGGCCGATCGACCACGGCGCTTAGTAATTGGCTTGCCACCATCAAGAAGTAGCTGCCAACCTGCAACTTTGTTGACTCTCTCGTCCCGAGAGTTCTTAGCAGCAAAGAGATCTTTCTGTAGTTCAGACGCGGTCGGCTCATTGGGCCAATCCGTCAGTCGACGGGAACCAATGGCAGAGGACGGATTCTGCATGCTTTTGAGTTGCTTAGCATCTACGCGCTTCACATCCTGCAGAGCTGCGGGGTCTACACCGAGCTTCATTACTTCATCATCAGGTGCATTCAGAACTACATTGTCCATCTCAGATCCTCAGTCTGGGCCGATTCGTCACGAATACGGGCACATATGTTTTTTGTAAAGCGAGGCACTAATCGAGATTAGTGTCGAATTCCTCGACTTCTACAAAAGTTTTTCCTGGGAAATCGGCGCTTGGCGGATGGCAATTAAACGTGTGATCCGTAATGGGTTTGTACGCCACGTAGTCTATCGGCAGATAGAGTTGATGCTCATTGGGGAGTTCAGCAGGTGTACGATCGGGCATCTACCAAACTCCCCTAGACAAGCAAGAAAGGCGAGCTCTATGGCTCGCCTCTCCTATATATGAATTATCGACTATTGTCGATTATTGCTTCAGTTTGGCGAGAATCCCGTCCAGAATGAAGCCCCGCTTCTCGATTCGATCGATCGCCAATTCAAAGTCAGTACCGGTGACACCACCGTTTGCTTTGATTCGTTCGAGGTCTGCGATCACACCGTTAAGCTCGTTGACCAACTTGTCATAAGCAGCTGCACCAACCTTGGCGCCACCAAGGGCGGAACCAACGACATTGGCAACAGTCTCAACGATCTCAGAGTTCTCACCCATCAGAGGTGCAACTCCGCGGAGCATGTTGAGAGCCTGTTCGGCGCGGGTAACTACGGTAATTAAATCCATCGTCTTTTCCTTTAATAAGAGGATTTTAGTAAAGGCAGCCTTTAATTAATCAGGTTGCCGGCGCGTTCGATGAATTCTTCAACATCCTCACGCACAGGATTGAACGTAACCGCAAGTCGGCCAGCAGCTTCGCCGGCGACCACAAGCCATTCAGCTGGGGCCTCAGGACCAAGCGCCTCAATGCGATTGTTGATGTCCGTATACTCTGCAGCAATCTGGGCAGATGCCGTGACCGCGGGGCGCAGAGTTTGCTCATAGGAGATCAGGGATACGCAAATATCACCTTCAGAGGAACCAGGTTCGACCTCAGAGCATGTGTCGATCAGTGTTTCCTGGACAGCTTCAAAGCTGTTGATGGTGACGAGAGTCTTTTCCGATACTGTCTCAGCATCCTGATATACGTTCGGAAGAGGTTGGATCCCAAGGCTTGTACAGCCTGAGACTACGAGAGCCACGACTGAGAAGATCAATGGGATATTCCGTTTAATGAGTTCCATGGGATGTTCCTTATCCAATGTTCATGGGTTGGATCATTTTGCCGGTACGGAGCCAATGTTCCACGTTGAATGAAGGGCAATCTTTGTTCGCACCTGTATCCCGATGCCCGATGATATTTACTCCAGGATACTGCTGTCGCTTGGCTACCAAGAAAGCAGCCAACGCAACCATTTGAGCGGGAGTGAAATTAGCTTC